GCCTTTAACCTCGGTTCTCTTTTTGGCTTTGCCCGGGAAATAATCATAGTCGAGTGCAGCCTTGATAGCCGGGTCAAGGGCAGTAGCTTTTGCCACAAGCCCAGCATCGTTCAGGACTACCTTCGGATGTGTTGAGTACACGCCGTTGCCACCTGCAAATGTATTCAAGTGCATCTTGACGAACTCGTTCTCTGGTAGGTCCGACCATTTCTTGAGTGCACGATGAAACTCCATTTCACCCGCTCGCAGAAGAACCATGCGGACGACGGGGTCGCCATACTTCGTCAGTGTGCTGAATCCTGGAGGAATCGAGAGCGTTGTTCCGTCATACTCAATCGGAAGACCCAACCACGGCTTATCCGGTGTGGGCTTCCGGTCCCATACCAACGTATCCGCTCCACCATCTAGGTAGTCACCGCCTTTCTGGTGCCGTTTCCGCCTCAACGTGCGACGCCTTCCTCCTCCGGGTGCGAGAAGCTTCCGACACGCATCTTTCATGTCTTCGAGCTTCTTCTTGTCCGGGTCGGCTGCCGCAGGTGCCTTGACCTCGACAACCGATGATTCCGCCGGGATGATGCGGCTCACCGCCTTTGCCTCTGCGGGAGGCATAGGCTTTTCAGCTACGATGGGGTGAATGGCCGGCGGGTCTCCGAACAGGGTCGGAATCATGACCTTAAGCTTCTCGGTCAGACTCTGATTCGGTTTCTCCTTGATTGACTTGAAGATATCATCCGCAAACGCCTTGGCCTTTTCTTCGGATACAACACCCGCCGCACGTGCCGGTCCCAGCAGTCCGAGCGTATCCCACACGGACAATATCGTTGAAAAGAGTCCCTTGCTCGACAGCTGCGTCAGCTGCACAGGATATAAATCAAGAAGCGAGAACTGTAACGTGTGCTGACTGAGATTCTTCCAGTTCTCCTGCTGTGCCTTGTCCCACGCGAGATAGCGTCTCGCCCATGCCTTGAATGGCTCTAGGCCCACGGTTCCGCGACCCCAGTCAAAAATGACAAGCTGGTCGCCAATCCATCCAAGATTGTTGAAGTGCGAATCGCTGTGGGTTACTTTCTCGGCGTTCAGCTGCACCATGGCGAGCATCAGTCCCTTCAAGGATGACTTGATCAGCGCATCCGATTTGGACTTGGCAAATATGCTTCGATAGAGCGTGTCACCCTGCTTGGGAGTGACCAAGTTGATTAATCCCTGATTGTATTGGAGGTCAGCGACTGTGCATCTCTCCTTCTTGTCTTCTGGCTTGAATTTGGGAGCACACGCATTGTCAGCCAGGTTAAAGAACTGAGAAATACCATCACCCTTTACCGCGATGGCATCCAGTGCCTTCACTACGGCCTTTTGGACCTTGACTTCGTATTCATCGCGAGTAATACGAGAGACGAATTCCGTTCCAGGGTTTGACTGCCGTATCGTTTTGCCTTTCCTGGCACACGCTACGTGAGGGATATAGACACAGGTGTCTACTCCCTGCGTCTTGTATTCGCCACCCTCCATTGTTCAGAAGCGACAAGAATATATCCTCGCAAAAGATAAACACAATGGGCGGTGGTCTTCTCCAGCTCGTCGCATATGGTGCTCAGGATGCCTACATCACCGGAAATCCCCACATCACCTTCTGGAAGGTGCTGTACAAGCGTCATACCAATTTCGCCATGGAGGCCATGCGTGTCAACTTCACGGGTTCGCCGTCGTATGGACAGCGTTCGGTTGTGGTCATCAACCGCAATGCTGACCTGATGTTCCGCACGTATCTCGAGGTGACGCTTCCCGATACGCGTGCGGCGGCCACGGGTGCTAATCAGGACGTGCTCTGGACGGCCGGTGGTCGTCGCCGTCTGGGTTACCTGCTCATCCAGCAGGTGGAGATTGAGATTGGTGGCCAGATCATGGACCGCCACTATGGTGAGTGGATGTACCTGTGGGAGTCGCTGACCTCGCAGTATGACCAGTCGGTTCGCCTCGACCAGATGCTGGGTGCCGCGGTTGAGGGCACGTTCTCCACGCCCGCTGGCTGCAACGGCCGCCCCACGGTTCTGTATATCCCGCTCTCCTTCTGGTTCTGCCGCAACCCGGGTCTGGCTCTGCCGCTCATCGCCCTCCAGTACCACGAGGTTCGCCTGAACTTCATCTTCCGCCAGGCGACGGACCTGGTCCAGAACATCACGACGGATGGCTCTGCCTTCGCGGGCGGCATCGTCGCGGCGGCTGCGGCTCTGCCCCGCTTCAAGGATGCGGCGGTGTATGTGGATTACATCTACCTCGACACGGATGAGCGTCGCCGCTTCGCCCAGCAGTCGCACGAGTATCTGATTGACCAGCTCCAGTATGGTCTTCAGCAGTCGGTGACTTCGCAGACGGTTCGCCTCGACCTGACACTGAACCACCCGATAAAGGAGCTGGTGTGGGTCTACCAGGATGCCCGCAAGCTCGACTGCTCGCTGGTGAAGCCCGTGTCTAGCGGTGGTCTCGGAACCAACAACACGCAGCCGTTTGCGTATGATGACATTGCCAACCGCTGCCGCCTTCAGCTCAACGGCCAGGACCGCTTCGATGAGCGCTATGGTGACTACTTCTGGAAGGTCCAGCCCTACCAGCACCACTCTGGTGGCGCCTTCGAGCCGCACGCGTACACGCAGCCGGTGGGCCAGACGGTGCAGGGAGACATGTGGGTTTCCTTCACGGCTTCGGCTGTTGCGGCCGCGGGAACAACGCTTGGTACAATCGCGATCACCGGAGGTGCAACATATGCGCAGCTTGCAGGCCTGACTCTCCAGGTTGTAAGCGCAGTGAACGGTTCAGGTGTAGTTGTGATTCCACCCGGAACAGGTATTCAGTTCAGCTCGGCTACGGCCGCGACCCTTCTTTCGAACTCGCTGGCTGCTGGTGCTGGTGCCGCCGCTACGCTTTATGCGGTCTACGACGCAAATAACGCGAGCACAGACACAGTCACGGGTGGTTCCCTGGGCTTCCAGCAGACGAACCCGGATGCGATCCCGGTTTCGCCGTACACGACAACTGGATACACGCAGTCGGTGAATCCGATCAACGTGTACTCGTTTGCGCTGGCCCCCGAGGAGCACCAGCCGTCTGGCAGCTGTAACTTCTCGCGTATCGACACCACGACCCTCGTGTTTGACTCGATTGTCGGTATGGATGGCAAGGCCCTGGTGGCTGGCTCGTTCCCCTCCAAGAACTACCCGTATCTGTTCCGCATGTATGCCGTGAACTACAACATCTTCCGCGTCATGAGTGGCATGGGCGGACTCGCGTATTCTAACTAAATGAGACGCTTCCAACATGCATTTCTTCCTCAATACTACGGACAGATGGGTGAGGACAAGCATATTCACAAGACGTACTTCCCGACCCTGCGAAACGGTACATTCCTAGAGATGGGGGCGTTAGATGGGGTAAAATTCTCAAATACTAAGTTCTTCGAAGACACGATGGGGTGGTCTGGCGTTCTGATTGAGCCCATTCCATCCGCATTCGCAGCTCTTCGCATTCATCGTCCACACTGTACATCGTTTCAATGTGCAGTCTCGGCGACAGAAGGGGTATTGGACATATACGAACACGGTGCGTTAAGCTCCGTTAAAGAGAACACGAGCGAGGAGTTCTATAACTGCTGGCATGAAGGGAAGAACACGCGGTTGATTCAGGTCCCTGCACGACGCCTCGATTCGATTTTACGCGAGGCCGGAGTGAAGCAGATTGACTTCTGGTCTCTCGATGTAGAGGGGTCTGAGTTCGAAGCACTCCAAACGATGGATTGGTCAATTCCGGTTAAGCTCATCTGTATTGAGAAGCAGATTGGTGACAAGAAGGAGCTGTGCGATTCGATCCTGCTCGCTAACGGATTCAAGAAATCCGAGAACTTCGAACACAACGAGATATGGGTGAGTCATCATTTCCGCAGGTAAGGAATCACCAGCAGAGCAAGAAGCACAACCAGCACCACAGCGTCAAACACGCCGACGATCTTCTTGTACTTGATGGGCAGTTCCTCCGTCCCCGGCGGCACACCGCCATACGGCTTGGCCCACCCAATCAGGCCACCCAATAACGTAGGACCAAGCTTGTCATTGCAGTCATAGATGTAGTCATACCACGCCATCAACACATAGGCTGTCATTGCGAGAACAAACGCTAAGACTGCCTCATGTTCCCACGCCTTCGGATGCGGCATCCAGAAGACGAAAAGCACGAATGCTGCGAACGCGATGCATTTCTCGTTCAAGTACAGGGGTGTTCCGAAGAGTCCGCCACTCATTTTGCTTTTAGGTCGATTTTTGTTATCTTGGTGTTCGGTGTGCACTGCCCGATGCCCAGCGTCTGTTGGAGCATAATGGGTGCAGGTCCGCCGCTCGGACACTTGACGTGTTCATACCCCAGGATGTGACCCATTTCATGCGAAACAACATACTGCCGATACCCTTCCAGCGACTGTCCGCTTTTGGCAGACCCGTGAAGCCACCGATTCTCATTCAGATACAGGTGCTTTCCGCCCAGTTCGGCACACGACAGGTTGTTCGGTAGCCCGCACAGCTTGACGATATTCGCGGCCGAGACAAGTCGAATCTCGACATCCGGGTTGGCGGACACGAGTTCAAACCGATATCCATGTGCCTCCCATCCGTCTGGGTCGGCCAAGTAAATCTGAATCAGCTTCGCGAACTCCGCTTGTGGAAACCGGACACCCGGATCCACACGAGCGACGTAGCGTATGGTCTTTCCCATTGCTTCTAGGAAACGAAAAGTATAGCACTACGAATAGACCGGTCTCAAATGCCGAAGTGTGACCACTGCAAGAAACGCACGCACCTTGTCTTCACCTGCCAGTGTCCCGGCGAATTCTGCGTCAAGTGCCGAACTCCTGAAATCCACGAATGCAAGGACTATGTAGTTGAAAAAGTTGTATTGGTCAAGGTTGTCGCAGAGAAGGTTACACCAGTGTGAGGTAGTTGGTGAAGGTGTTTGTGATGTTCCTCGCCTCTGTCTTGGTCATGTGCTTCCAATCCAGGATGGAGATGACGATACCGCCGTCACGCAGAATCACTTCGAGTAGCATCTCCTTTCCGTTGACGCTCCTCTCCTCGAAGGTCACGAGCCACCGCTCCTCATTGTCCGGCGTGTTCTCACCCTTGCGGCAGTTACCCACGTAGTCGGAGTGGGCATACATGGTGTCAGCGATGGCGTTGTCGAAGTTCATTTTGGATGCTGACCGTTAGCCCTAACGGAACCGCATCCGTTTTCTGCGCAAAACGGATTCGAACGGATCCGGAGAATAAACAGCAAAATGGACTCTCTCATCTCTGTCTTCGAGGTCAACCACGTCTTGAACAGCATCATGCCCTACGACATGGTTCCGTATGCTCTCTCGGACTTCTACGAGTCCTACCGCGAACTCCCGGACGTATGGAACACCACGCACATTACGTTGCGTCATCTATTCCACATACTTGAAATCTTCACCCGCACGACCGACCAGCGAGAAGCCATCTTTGACCGACTCGCGGGTTGTCTTGCCGGAATGAGGGTCGCGGACTTTGAGGCCCTCCACGCCCACGCACAGGTTGTCCTTGCACGAGTGTAGGTCAGCAGCGAATGAAAACGAATTTTTTACACCCACGTTCAGACCCAGAGTGGGGGACTCACTCAAGACTTCTCCAAACAATTCACAATGGCTGGACACAACTGCGGCTTCATCAAGGCTTCCGACCACCGCCCCTGCGAAGTCTTCGTCGGACCATTTGGTCCCGGCGGAGAGCATGCCCTCTGCGGAATTCATACACCCATCAAGGCCCGGCTCCCTCCCCTTATTGTGGGCGGGTGCGAACATGTGATTGGGAATCACTGGTGCACGAGGCAGGCAGCAGCCGGCGAGCGGCTGTGCCCCTCACACGTGCTTGTGCGGCAGCAGCAGGCGGTAGTCCGCGTAGCCGTCATGGAACGCCAGAACCGGGAACGCGAGGCCGCCCGCGCTGAAGCACGTGCGGCTGACGCTGCCCAGCGGGAAATCTGGCGGCAGGACGGGGAGCGTGCGCGCGCCCGTGCCATCGAGGCAATGAATCGGCTGGATCCGATTGCGAACCCACCCGCCGCACGCAGGTGGGTGGATGTCAACGGCGTAGGAGTGGAGGTTAATGCCGCACTTCCTCCCCCGCCGGCACCCCAGCGGCCGGTGGGACTAGAGCGGATCGCCCGCGACCCGCAGAACATCCACACCACAGCGGTGGTTAGGCACACCAATGCGGGCGAGGAGAAGCTGCTGGCCGTCCGGACAGACGGGCGGTCTGTGGGCCTGCGGGTTCTTCGCTCCTTCGCCGCACGCGGGGGGACTTTGGGTGGCGTGCTCAGAGTAGCGAACGACGTGGAGCAGTGGTACAATCGGGGCACATGCCGCACGGCAGGTGACCGCCTGTATGCCCGCTGCCTAGAGGGGCTGTGGACTCTGATTGAGCAGCAGCCAGACAAGGTGCGTGCAGAACTCAAGGCGCGGCTCTGGGAGGAGGCAAGCGAGTCGGTTGGGATGTGCTGCGAAGGACACATTGCTCGCCTGGTCAATGTGATGGCCGGGTTTGACGAGAGCTTCCGTCCCCGCGTGTCCGTTGGGGAGGCAATTCAGACCAAGATCGCAGAGATTGCGAAGATGGGGATTCCCACGGAGGACAAGGTAGCACGGGCGCGTGCGTACCTAACGGAGCTGGCTATCTCGGCGGAGGAGCAGGCCCCGTGGTTGGAGGCTCTGGAGTAGAGTTCACAACCAAAACAAAAAACTTTTTACACGTCGCTACGCTCCTCCCACCGTCGCTACGCGTCGCAAAACGGATTCGATACTCCAACCGTCCAGACATACCATC